CCTGATTATTCTTTTGAGTATTGAGGTCGAGACCGGCATAGAGCAATTGCCTACGCAGTAAAGCACCGATACCCAACTGAACATAAATATTCAGGTGGGGCTCGATTGCGATACAGCGATCGGTTAAAGCGCTCTTTGGAACGGTAGTAACCTTACTATACGCGCGGATCTCCACGTTGGAGATCGCCTGACCCCAGAGGGGCCCGGTAATTGCGCGAAAGTAGGGATACAGACGAGGTGTGACTTGCATATCGCAAGTCATTTTCTTGGAGAGTATAACGTTACGCCCCGAAAGAGACGACGTAGCTCCGGGTCCGAATCGAAAATGTGCTTGAGCATATTCCAGCTTAGCCCTCGTGAGAGGGCCCAACGTATCGGCAATGATCTTCTGTGCCTGCGAAAGGACAGTTGATACATCACCGGGTGGAATGGTTCCACCTTGCATATACGCTGTGAGGCGGGAGTTTGTTTCAGCACATATCTTTTCGTTCTCGAAGAACTTTGCAAGAGCAACCGCCTTCCTATCAATCTTCAGATTAGGAAGTCGGGGGTTCTTCTTCATCGCCTCCGTGACAAGATAATCATCCGGGAAACCCGGAAGACCCGTGTCAGGGAAGCTAAGTTGAAGATACTGTTCCCACTCCCCAGCCTCAGCGAGCATATAGCACGCTAAAGACCGGGGAGAGTTCACACTCTTGCAGATCCTAAGAAAAGCACCTAACTCGGTCCGAAAGACCTGAGCAGAACTGAGACGAGATCTACAGCTCATACGTGACCATCCTTTATCTATCCCTCAGAGCCTGTCCTGTTAGGACTCGGTTCCTTAGGCGGTTGATAATGGCGAGGATTACCCTCACTTTGCCCTCATCACTCAGCCCGAGTGCGCAAACGCACTCGATGCTGTGAGACGAGAGCATCATGGAGAATTCCTCTATTCGATCTAGTTCCTCCCCCAACAACCTTTCAGTTGCGGAGGTATTGGCTGGAACTAGAGTCCCCTTGTCCTTCCTACCAGCAAAAACACTGGTTAGGCTAGAATAGGGGGTCGAGGTCACGGAGGTTGCCAATCAAAAGAGGATCGGACAAGCCGTTCTTCATGAAGGCAAACAGGTCCTTACGATCCTGATCGGACGAACCGTCAGGAAGGATCAGTTCCAATTTGCCCCGCATGACGAACGCTACGGAAGTCACCCCATTCACCACACTGGTTACCGGAACCGTGACCTCATAGAGGGCACGATTCGTTGGCCTTTGGGCGTTTGCCGGGCTGAGAGCAACGCGAAGCCTACGGAATCGGAGAGAAATCCCCGAACTCCGATCGGCAAACACGCTAGCCTCAGGTGTGACCCGCTCGGGAGAGAACGTTACGGGCGAAGACGCCCCGTCATTTAAGACGATTGGTGCTGCTTGTGACATCTTGTCACATACTCCGAGATGACCTAAGTAAAGCTCCGGCTGAAACGATTCGTTGCCAAGATAAACTCGGCATGAACTCGATTCTGATACTAGGAAACCCTACGGGTCTCCGAGTAACCTCCTTGTAGACGTAATTCACGTTCGCCCCGCCGCTATTGGATCGAGATCCATTAGCGTCGATTCGATGCGAGTAATACGTCGCCGAGCGACTGATACCATTGCTGGTATCAAGCGATTCCAAATAGTCTCCGACATTGATAAACCAATCAATGACGAAGCTATAAGGAACGAGTTCCCAGGCTAAACTTAGTGGGTTAGTTAGGCCCAGTGAAGAAGCAGTTTTCAAACTACTGCTGTCAACAGTATAGTAAGTCGTCATCTTAATCTTCTTAGTCTGGTTGTGATAAACACTCTCACCACCAGAATAGTTGTAAGAAGACCAGGAGCCGGTGATCCTCGCCTCGGCCTTAAAGACCTTTGGCGGTAAAATCAATCGACGATCCAAAAGTTCCAGACTGTTAACCACATCTGAAACCAAGGGCCTGACACCATACTGGAAAGCGAGCCAGTTAGAACTGACACGCCTTCGACCTTGACCACCAAGGGCGGAAAAACCGCCACTGATGTCTCCCCTCCTGACACGTCTCCAGGAGGCCGCTACTCTCTTTGCTGCATCTGCAAAAAGATTCGCGGTCTGACGATGTTCCGCAAGCATCATTCCAACATTGATCTTCTGGTTCTTCACCTTCTGGTGAAGTCGAGAAGCTAAAGCATTATCGAGCGTCGTTCCAATTTCATCTCCT